TGACGGGGTTTTGACCATTTCCATTTTAGAAGGTACCCCCATACCAGCTAAAATAGTTTATCTATAGTTAACTTTTGCTCTAAAAATATAACTTTCTATAATAATTTCGCTTTTTTGATAGCAGAATTAACAATAATAACGAAATTATATAACCTAATAATACCAATGCTTTAAAGGTATTTTGTATCTAATTTTTATTATTTCGCTAAATAAATCCTTAGCGAAATTCGCAATAATATTTTTTATTTTATAACCGTTAATTTCTTTATTTCTTCTAGTTCTGACTTTAAATTATTAGTATCATTCTTATTACTATCATCAGTAGCGTTATCATCAAGTTTCCCAGCAGTTACTGGGGTACCAAGACATCTATCTAATAAGTACTTTATAGCGTTGTATTTCACCCTATTATCAGTGCTATTTTCAGCAAGATCTAGCATTTTATCCACCAAGCTATTTACTTGGCCTGTGATTTTATCACTTGCTGATTTCCTAAGCTGTGCTCTTCGTGTCTCAAGCTCAGCGGAGAACGATTTATCTTTCAACCATCTATATAATTGAGATCTATATATGCCAGTATCTTTTGCAATCTCAGTCATTTTCTTACCTTCTAATATCTGATCAATAACTTTACTTTGTAATTCGCTAATCTCTTTCATATATAAACCTCCTTTACATTAAAATAGGACACCCTTTTACGGATGTCCATTTTTTAAATATTTTTTCATACTATAAGTATAACATGTAAATTTTATTGAAAGTTAATATCACATTAATATCTTATTATATAATTATTAATTTAATATTAACTATCCCCTAATAATGGAATTAATAAGTTAACTATTCTATTTTTATACGTACACGCTGTCTGTTCTGCAATATTAAGTAAACTTGCAACATACTTATTAGATCTCTTATTAAAATATCTTTCAACTACAAATAATTTATCATCTGGATTTAATGTTTCAAGAGCATCATCTATATTTTCTATTTCAATTTCTTTAAGCCTAATTTTATTTCTTAATCGCTGGATCCTTTCAGCTCTCCTTATTACTTCATTCTCTACAGTTGAATTAAATGCATTTGTTGATTGAGTTTTTTCATCATAACTAATAGCGCTTGCCCCTTTATAATCATTCTCTAAAATCTCTAAATCTCTTTTTAATATCTTAATTTCAGCTTTTGTATTTTTATAATTATAAAGCATACTTTCAACTTTTTTATATTTGTTCATTACTATCACCTCCATCTTAGGCGCTTTCATAAGCATCTTAGACACTTAAAAATGTGATATTTACTAGCTTTCGGTCACTTTTAAAAACAAAAAAGTGTCTAGGATATATATTATTTTTCTTTATATATATTATTACTTATATATTTTATATTTCTTATATACTTAAAAAGAAATTTTTTCTATCTTAGGCATCTTAGACAAAACTAATTCAAACCGTTGCTATTACTAATCTATTTACTGCCTAAGATAATAATAAAACATCTTAGGCACATCTTAGGCTCAAACCACTGTAACTGTTGAAATTATGTGCTTGCTGTATCTATACTATCTTAGACACTCGTTGAACCATATCCACCAGTTCTAATTCCTGATTTTGGTTTATCATTATCAACGGTTAGATATTTTATGAATATTCCCTGAGCTACTCTTTCTCCAGCCTTAATAACTACTGTATTTTCTTTTCTAAGGTCCTTAATTATTGGTAAATATCCTACATGCTCATTATTTATTATTACTGAAGTAGAATTATCATCAGGAATAACTATGTCAAAAGCTTTCTTTAAATTTCTAAGCCCTATTCCAATATTACCTTCGTTTTTTGGATTATTATAATAATCACTATCTATATTCCCTATAGTAGTTGTAAGTATTAAATCTTTCTCATGACCTATGCTACTTCTAATATCTATAAGTAAACATTCATCTTGCTGCATATATGCTTTAACATCTGTTAGGAAAAATACTTTTTCTCCAGGTGGAATAACCAAATCTTCAGTTGCATAAAAGTCATATCCACTGGATCCTTTAGTTGCTCTTATTGGTAATTTAATATCTTTATCGCTGTAACTTACTTTTTCAAATCCTCTCATTTGTACCTCCTATAATTTCAAATAACGTAAAGTGCTATTATAAATAAAAATGTTAGAATACTTCTTTTATAGGTATCTTTTTCTTTCTTAAATGTAATTCACCACAATATTAGTAATAAAATATTTTGAATAAAACTAATAATTGTAAACAATTCACTCACACCTTTCTAAATAAAATCGTTGAACTATTCAAATACTCGCCTGTTATGCATAAAAACACATTCCTTAATTTACCCATTATTATTCGCTCTCCTTTATTCCTTCTTCCCTAATGAACATTGATATTTTCTTTCCATTTACCCTAACTTGCTTTGTAATATAACCATTTCTACAAACTTCCCTACTAAAAGCAATTCTTGATAAATATTTAAGTCCATTTTCATTACAGTATGTTTGGTATTGTAAATAAACATCCTTAGTGCTTTCATTCTCAATTTTTGCTTCTTCCATGAACTGAATAATTGGATTATTTCGCTTTTCGTACTCTTTCCAAGTTTCTTCAACCGCTTCAGAAGAGGTAAATTCTCTATTATAAAGAACTCTTTCTAAACCTTTTAAAGCTAATTGTAGTAAATACTCTAAGGCCTCATCAGTCATAAGCTTGTCTATAATAAACGGATCATAATCCGCGTCCTTTTTACTAAACTTAGCGTTAAAAGGAATGAATATTAAACGCCGCTTAAGCCCATCACTTAAGTCATTAATTCTAGGCATTTCATTACAGCTAAATATTAATTTGCTATAATTTTCAAAGTCAAAAGGATCTTTGCCCTTTCTTTCTACATTAACTGTTTCTCCAGTAACTAATTTTTTAAAAGTTGAGTTATCTTCAATGTAACCGCTACTTATATCATCACCTATATTTACAAGCTTTCCTTCAAGTTGAAAAGTTTTAAATCTGTCATTTAATTCATTAAGAGCTACGCTTGATATATTTTCTTTACCGATTAATCTTTTAATTACATCAAGTAAAGTTGATTTCCCGTTTGCTCCAGAACCGCTTAATATAAAACATTTCCCCAGTTCATTTCTTCTAAATAGTGTGTATCCAATCATTTCTTCTATAAGTAATCTAAGTTTTTTATCATTGCAGCATATTTTATCTAAAGTTTTATCCATTACTTCACTATAAGCTCCTGGATTATAGACTACAGGAATTTTGTTTTTAATTTTGTATGTTGGACTAAACTCCATTAATTCTTTGGTTTCTAAATTAAAAACTCCATTTTCAAAGGCCACTAAAGTAGGTGTTTCCATTCTTACACTTGGAGCTTTGAGTTCTAAGTACCTTAACACTTCAGAACGATTGGATCTATTGGAATTTACAATGTACTGTAACATTGTGCGTTCAATTTCATCAGTATTGCTTGTATAATAGCCATTTTTATAAATGTGTAAATTATCATTTATTTTAACTACATAATGCTCTCTAATTAAATATAAGGCTAATTTTTCATACTGCAGCTTATTTTTAACATAGAATGTTTCTTTCAAAAAAGCTTCATCTCTTAGAATTATTTCTAGTTCTTTATCAGATACAGGATCTTTAAGTATAAATCTGTTTATAATTCTTATAACATCTCTAATTTCATTTTTTGTCATTCCTTGCTGTTGCAATGTAAGAATGTAAGTAAATAACGTTTCGTTACGACCATCACCTTCTTCCATATTGCTGAAATCAATACTAAATTTCTTACTTATTGGATATAACCATACTGGTAATACATCAGGTTCATCAACTTGTCTTACAGTTCTTGTTTTATCTCCTATTTTTATTGGAATTACTGCATTTTGTGATCCTAATCCAATATCACATTTTAAACCGAGTGCATTATAAACCCCTTGTTTTCTATTTTTTATACCTGGATTTATAAAGTAAAAGTGCCTTCCTCTATCGGTTTTAATCATATGACATTTTATATCAAGAGTTTTTATTATTTCGTATAGTTTTTCAGCTTGTTTAGTATCATCTATATCAATTTGAATTAGATTATCATCGAGAATACCTGCATACTCTTTAAAATTTTTTCTTGCCCATTGATGAGTATAAAATTCTTTTCTACCTTTATATTCTTCTAAAGGCTTTTTTCCTTTTGTTGGAAGGTATCCTTTAAACACATTACTACACCTCCTAAAAATCTGGTCGTTTTACTACCCAAAAAACATCAAATTTGGTATTTAAAACGACCAAATAACGTTGAATTTGGTATGTAAAACAACCAAATTTTTATAAATTATTTATCATATTTAGTAGCTCCTTTGAAAAACATTATTATTAATACTGCAGTTAATATCCATAAGGTAATCAACATTAAATCACCTCTTTTTTAAATTCTTTCAACTCAGCTATCTTCTCAATGATGTCTTCAAATGATTTCATTGTTGTTTCATTAATTTCCTTATCTACTAAAACTCTAAATAAAGTTTCTATATTAGGGTAATAACCTATTGGTCTCCACTTAAATGTTCCATTCCTTTTACCATTTTTATCTCGGCCTTCATATTTTTCATATAAAGTTATGTTGAGTTCATCAGATTTAATTTTGTATTTTTCACTTAGTTTCATTATTTCTCCTTTCCTCATTTACGATAAACTTATTTAAGATTATACTTTTAGATAGAATTAATCCTCAATTATTAATAAATTTAGCTTTCATGTAGTTTTTCTTCCAATCTTCATAAACTTTTTCTGCTTCGTTCTTTTTAAGTTTAAATTTTTTAACTATCTTATTAATTGTATCTTCTTTTGATTTATTATCGTTCTTGTACAAGAACTCATAAACATCTTCTCTTCCTGCAATCATATCTTCCCCCCCCTTTTTTCTTAATTCCTAATATATCTGAAATGTGTATTAACTAAAAACTATATTTATTCTATTTCTAAGTAACTCTATATCTTGTAAGTCTATGACAAAAGTATCTCCATGTTCTAATTCTTTTCCGTAACCAACATACTCTAAAGATATATAGTCTTCATCATTACATTGTTCTAATATATTTTTTAATTCTTTAACGGTTAACATCTTTTTCCTCCTTCGCAATAATAACAAATTACTCTAATAAACTTAATTGTTTTTCTTCTTCAAATTCCCTATAAACCTTACACCAACCTATCCCATCTATGCCCTCATTACATTCCTTACAACACTTGCATTCGTTTGGACAATCCTCACACGTACAATACTTACACCCTTCATATTTCAATGAAAATCACCCTCTTATTATTTTTTTATATTTACAAATCCTGTACTAAAATAATCTCATCTGCTCCATTCCATTACCTATAAAATCCTCAATTCTTTTTCTTGCTACTTCTATATACCATTGTTTATCTAGTCTTCTAGGAATTCTTTTTCCGTTAATATCCGAATTATCTATAAACGCTCTTTCAGGAGTTCCTGCAACCTTTTCTATAGATCCATTACTTTTCACCTTAAATATTCCAGGATCAGAATAATCTTTTGAAGCAAATACCCTTGATACTTTTTCATTTATCTTTACATTTCCATGCATTAAATATTTATATTTGCTAGAGGCTTTTATTACCTTTTGAAACTCAATTAAATACTTTGCATTATTTATTGTTTCTTCTACTGGAATTCCATAAATAAAATAATCTTTAAGAGCTTTATTTACTATTGGTAAATCATTATCTAATTTGCTTAATTCTTTAACATAAGCTCCTTTTGATTTAACTTTTCCATTCTCCATAACTATCAAATAATTATTTACATCTTTTTGGATTACCTTCTTAATTAGATCATGTTCAAGTCCCATTTTAGTTCTATTGGACCATTCTTCTGTTACCTTTTTATATAATTCAATAGCCTCTTTATTTGGTAATTTAAACATTACACCATCAGTATTAGCTTGAATTAATAATGCTCCTGGAATATTCATTTCGACTTTTTCAATTAAATCTAGTAACATTAATTGTCCATTAACACAAACATTATTAGCTTGTCTAGGATCATATAAACTATTGTATTGGTCCTTACTTGCTCCATAGGTTGAGTTAAGGACAATTTTATAAGGTTGCTGCTCCTTCTTTTTTCCTTCTCTTTTTAGTTGAACTCTCATGTCATAAATTTCTTTAAATTTTTTAGGGTGTTTTACATTTCTGGATAAAAAATTATATTCAATCATTAAACTAGGATAAAAACTGGTAACATCTGAATTTATAAATATTCCTTCTCCTTGATATTGAGTTCTAGCACCGTGTAATCCACCCCAACCGAATACATGAGATACACCGGCAACTTTTACTTCAAGAGATTTAGAATAGTTATAATTTAATTTATTTTCATACCACCTCTTGATATCCTTGTATTTTTCTATTTTTATTGTATTTACTATTTCTATATCAAACTCATCATTATGTTCTTGTTTAGTTGCTTCAAGTATTATTGCACTTAATTGAGCTTTAGTCTTATTAATATATTTAAGTGGTAATTTGAAAGTTTTTATTAAATTTATTTGGCTTTCAAATTCTTCTTTTCTATTAATAAAAACTTGCATAGCTTGTTCAACATCATGATTACAATAGAAGAATACTTCTTCAATTTCTTTAGGAGTTAATTTCCTATTGATATTAAAATCAACTGTAGTTTCTCTAATATCATTTCCCATAAATCCTTCGAGTTCCTTAAGTCCTCTAAATTTATCTGTCATAACATCAAAATTATAAAGTTGTATTTCATTAAAGCTTTTACTAAAAGACCAACCGCTTAAATTATTTGTTACTATGTGATTATTAATTGCTTGAGGACTTAGTCCTAATAATATTCCTTTTAAAATAAATTGATCGTACCCTCTTGAGTTAAAACCTATCCAAATATTATCCTTATTTTTTTCATATAATTTTTTCAGCGCTTCTGGATCATTAAGTATCTTATGAGTAGTCCTAGTAGATGTATCTTTGATTACAACTAACCAATCTTCCTTAAAAACTTCAAAGTCATAAAATAACATTTAAGTCACCTCTTAGTGGTTCTCAAAAAATTTTCAGCATATTTAAGCTGTTGTCTTACATATGGATCATCTTCATTTCCTCCAGTAGCCAGCCAATCAGTTACTCTTTTTTTCTATATCCTTAATAATTTCTACTGGTAAATTAACTTTAATTAAATCTTCAAATGTATTTATTCCCATATGAAATCACTCCTTATAAAATTTATTTTTCTTTTTAATCTGCAGCTTTAAATTATTAATGTTTTCTAATTGATTTTCGCTGCACTCACTTAGGTCTGCTGCATATGGACAATTAGGCTGCTCACCACCATATGGAACATTCATATCTTCTAGTGCTTTATGAATTGCACAGTTTTGATAGTTATCTTTACACCCTACACATCTAACCTGAGCTATGTCCTCTATGATGTCTATAAACTTGTCCCTTTCTAATACAATATACCTGATATTATCGTTTATATCCCTCATCAATTTTTTAAATGTGTAATCATCAACTAGCTTATAATCAAATTTCATAAGCTGCTTTTTTAGTTTCTTTAGTTCATATTCATTTAAATTTTCTTCAACTTCGTAACAAAATTTCTTAAGATATGTTCTAATTAATTTTAAATTCTTAACCATGTTAGAAGTAGCCATCCCTCTTTTTGACCATTCTTCCCAAACTTCTTCGGTTCTTTTATTATCTAGGTTTCTTTCACCTTCCAGATACTGAACGAAAGCTTTAGCTACCATATAAAAGTTTTTTTCTTCAGAGCTTAAATAATCTCTTTTAAGAATTCCCATTTCGTCGTTCCTCCACCTTTCTTTTCATAATCAAGTCAGTATCATCTAATATCATCATTACCTTACTTTTAGGTAAATTATTTTTTAAAAAAGCTTCCACTAAACTATCTGAAAATAATTCTTTAAAATATTTACATCTCTCTGATACTTCTTTTTCAATAAATTCTCTATTAATATCGCTTTTTAATATTTCAAATTGTTGTTTAGTAAGTTTTTGATTTATAAATTTTCTCTTTTTTCTATCCTCAGCCCTTCCCATAAATCTTCCTCCTTTTTTATTTAGAGTGAGGATTTAACTCCTCACTCAAGAATTAATTATTTTTCATACACATCAAAGATTTCATAAACATTAAAGTTTGGATTTTTAGTATTTGCTTTGTAATCTAAACCATATTCCAATTTGCCATTAATTTCTTCAAAAATATCTAATAGCATATTATGATATTGTTTATAACTTTCAAATTCTACATTAATGCCACTATCTAAACTTCTTAAAAATTCATTTGCGTTGTGTATTCCAAATCCAGTTGTAAGCATTTGATTATAGAAAATTAACGATCCTTTATACTCACCAGCTATGATCTTGAACCAAATACTTAACATTGGATCTCCTTTTTTAGATTTTTTAAGTTCCATCTTAGTAATTTCAACTTCATATTTACCATGCGGTACTTCCTTAAAATCTCCACTATTTTCTGCTGCTTCAGCAACATCTTTCTTTAATCCTTCCACATCTATCTTTTCATCAAATTCTTCCCATATATTTCTTTCCATTTTTTCATTCCTCCATTTTATTTATATATTTGAGGGATTATGGCTCCCTCTAGCCTAGTTAACATAATATTTTATTCTGTAACTCTTCTACGTCTTCTTTTTCTAGGTTCTTCTATTTCATCATTATCTTCTTGAGGTTCTTTATCTTCTATATTTTCTTCTTTATCTACTGCTCCAATAACTTCATCATTTTTTATATTTTCAATTTCTTCTTTCTGTAATCTTCTTCTAACTTTATTATCAGTTTCTTCCTCTTTTACTTCTTCAACTTTATTTACTACATTACCGACTAATTCTTGCGCTCCTACTAAAGCTTCAGTAAATTCTTTCATATCAAGCTTACAAGTCTTAACTTTAAAATTAAATCTACCTCCACCGAATGCATTTTCATCTTTAACTAATTGAATTAATCTATCTTCCCCCTTCATATAAGCTCTAACAGTTAAATCAACTGTTCCCGCTAAAACATTAGCAACTTTATCACTTATATTAGGTTTATATGTTGTTACTTTATTTCCATTTTTAAGTGTAATTTCATTAGTAACTTCCTTACTTATATAGATTATTTGATACCCTAAAGCTTTTAGTCTTTTCATAGTACTTAAAAACTCAGTTTTAACTAAATCATATCCTTTCCCATAACCACCATCCGATTCATGTTCCCAACCGTACTTATCATAAACATATAGCCTGCAGTGTTCATATAAATCCTCTACTAAATCAATACATATTCTTTTAAAGTCATTTTGTTTCTTTTCTAATTCACTAATGACTTCTTTGAATATTTCCCATGCTAATTTAATATTTGTGATTCTCCCATTTACAGTAACTTCATTTGCAATTTTTATTACTGGAGATGTTGTGTTATCTGTATTTCCATCAGTATTTAGGAATAATAAATCATCATATTGATCTACAAAGGTACTCTTTCCTACATAACTTTGTGCGTAAATCCATAAATCAGGATTTCTATCAATTTTCTTTTCTCTTCTCTTATTACTTGGTAATTGCATATCTACATCTTCTCCTTTAATACATAAATTTTTATATTCACACCAGTCACAAAGACCAGTTACATTCTTTTTAAATTCAGTTTCTTCATAGATGTCTATTATGGAGTTCATAAATTCTACTACTTTTTCAGCATTATATTTGACTTCCATGATTTTAATTTTTGAGTTCTCTAGTTCTTCTTTAATCCTTTTCCTAAATTGATATAATGACTCTTCTTTTTTTTGTTTAACATTTATCTTTGGTATAAAGATAAAACCTAATTTTCTAACTTTAAACCCTAGCTGCTCCAGGAAATATTTATATAAATGAAGTTGTGGTGATTCTGAATACTTTTCATAATTGTTACTATATTTATAATCAAATATATCAACAGAGCCATCTGAATTTTTAGTCATTAAATCTATTATTCCTACAAATCTAGAAGTATTTAATCTAAATTCTTTTTTATACACTGTTATGTTTGCTAAGATCTCATGAATTTTAGGTATTAAATATTCAAATTTCATAACTTCTTCTATATGTCTATCAGTAATAATTGGATAATTGGAGTAATAAAATTCTAATGCTGACTGTAAATCCTTTTCTGCTCCTAGATGAATTGTATTACCACATATTAAAGCATCATCTGCTTCAGGAGTTTGAATTGTTTTAAGTTTGTCCACATATCTTAATTTATATTTATAAGGACAAGTTGCATAGGTTTCTACTTTTGAATGAGAATATTGCATTTAATCACCTACATTAAAATTAAATTCTAAGCATTTTCTACTAGCTAAATAATCACACATATGAGTAAACTTTTAGCATATCTTACCTCCTCTATTACGTTTTCTATTATGTTCTCTAATTCTTATAGTATTTTCTATTTGATGTATATCAGCATCATTAGTTTTCTTTTTAAATCTTTTAGTGTAATAATCATTTATATATTTTTTCATAAATTCTGATTTACTTAACGCTTTCATTATCACACCTCACATAAAACTCTAAGGTCCTTTTTGAGCCTTTCAAAATCCTTAGGATAAACTATATAAGCATGTCCTTTACAGTTCTTTATCAGCTTAATATTACGTTTTTGAAGTTCACTAGCATGTCCATTTTCAGCTTTTACTTCTATTGCAACAAAATGACCATTTATACAAGCTATAATATCTGGTATTCCTGACTTACTATAAGGTCCCGCCCAATATTTGAAGTACCAAGTATTTGGTAGTCCATTTAAAAAAACTTTTATTTTATTTTCAAATTGTTTTTCAGCTGCCATTATTCTTCATCCTCTACTGGTAAAAATCCATCTTCTAATATTGATGTATAAATTATTTCGTTATTTTCATTAACATCAAATTCATATCCTGTATTCATTACTTAATCACCTCATTCAATCTATAAATTATTCCTTCTAAATCTTCTTCTACTTCTCTTACTTCACCTTCATACTCTTCGAATTCATCTTTGATTTTATAAATCGCCGTTTCAACATCTTCTATATATTTAATTATTAATGATGTATCAACTTCTCTATTTTCACTTACCACTAGTTCATCGACTTCAATTCGAACATAATTTAGCTCTGCTAATGCTCCTTCAATACTATTTAATACTTTTGATGATTTTGCCATTTACCATTCTCCTTTCAATTTAATTCTTATTGAGCTTTTAACATTTGAAGTCTTACAATATTTAGCATAAATTTCAGGTAAATCTTTTTTTAACTTATTACTATCAATACTTGTCCTTGTTGTAGGAGCTGTATAAGTTATTGTCATTACTTCATTATCCCATTTCTTGACACCATGCTTTTCCATAGCTTTAAGTAAATCTTCTTTTAACTTCTTCTTAACTTCCTCAATTTTAGCTGCTTGAATTTCTAAATCTTGAAGCTGTATTAACACTGGCATAATTTCTTTCGGTAACATTGGTATAGCTGCTTTAAACTCAATTCCTACTAATGCTTTATCCCAAGCATCTTCACTACCATCATCAGGCAAATCAAAATCTACTGGCCATAAATCATTTTCAGTTACAAAAGTTATAAATTCCTCTCTAGTTATATCTTTTGATAATTCTTCTACTGTTTTCATTGATTAATCCTCCTTTATAATTCTTATTGGTAATACTAAATCTAGTTTTTCATTTTCAGTTATTGTAATTGGACTCATATTATCCCTCATACGAAGTTCAGTATTTTCTCCATAATGAGATAAACATTCAGTTAAATATTTAATGTTAACGTGTATCTCTAAATCTTTACCTGATTTCTCAATATCAACTATATCTTTTATAGTCATATCTGCTGATTTAGCTATTAGTTCTAGTCCATTACTCCTGAAATTTAATGTTACAAGTTCCACTTTTTTATAAGTTTTTAATAGTTTAACTACTTTGTTAGCATTTATTTTAGCTACAACTTCATTTGAAATATTAATAACGCTTTTGTAATTAAAATAACTACCTTCTTCAGTTTTTCCAGTTATCATTACATTTTCAAAAGCTAAAGTTTGAATATTATTATTTTGATAAATTTTTATATTTGTAGTATTTTTAAATTTTTTATAGAGCTTTATTAATTCCTGTGGTATTAAAACCTTATTGTAGTTTCCTTTATGAGATCTACTAGCTAATCTATAACCATCCAAAGCAACTATATTTTTATCATCTACATATACACAATTAAGAATTGGTCTAATTGAATCTTTTGCTATTGCATATTCAACATCTATAACTTTGTCAAAATCATCTTTGGATATTTCTGTTATAAACTCCCCTAACTCTGGAATAGGTAATTTTGAATTATTAACTGTGTATTTTATTTCTCTTTCCCCTGTTTTAATTGTATCCTCTGTAATATCCACCCAGTTTGAGTTCTTAGGAATATTAGATAAAACTTCACTTTTTATTATTGAAGTACCAGGTTCTATTACTTCTCCATCAGCAATTATGAATATTGTATTGGCTTCAGGTGTATTATCAGTTTTAGCGATAAGTGTAATTCTCTCTTTATCAGCTATTATTGATACTTCTTCTTTAGTAACTTTTAATATTTTCTCTATGTCATTTTGAGCTACTGTTATTTTCAATTTTTAATCATCCTCCAATTCTTCAATTCTCTCTTCTGCTAAACCTTCTACTATAGACATCATTTGTTCTTGTAACCATTCAACTTGTCTAGGTGTTTCACACTTGTCATATAGATTGTCTATATGAATTTCAAAATCTAGTTGATTAAATTTCATTTAATATTCCTCCAATTCTTCAAACAATTTATTTGTAAAATCTCTTCTAGTACCTAGAACATCAAATATTTTCTTTTCTATAGTTCCTTCAGTAATTAAGTAATAATACATACAAGTTTTCTTTTGACCTAATCTGTGAGTTCTTTTCTTACTCTGCTCGAATAACTCACTACTAAGCGGCAAACTGAAATATATAATTTTATTACTTAGCTGTAGGTTCAGTCCCATAGCTCCAGCTTGATATTGAAGTAATGTCACTGAATTGTCTTTGGTTTCATAATTTTTAAGATCCTTAACCTTTCCATTCACAACTGATATTGGTTTATTTAACTTCTTACATATATTCTTAATTTCATCCAACTCTCCAGTGAAATTGTAAAATATTAATAACCTATCTTCCGTTGATTCTATAAGATCTTTGAGAACTTCATATTTATTCTTGTTGTACATAGCCGCTAATTGCCTTTGATAAAGCATGTTAGTTAATGAAGTATCTCCAACTAATTCCTGATTATTTATTGTTACTATACGGTCTTTCTTAAATTTTTTATATTCTTGAGTAGATTTAATTTTTATTATGTTATCCATTTGTTCAGGTAATGTTAAAACTTCTTCTGTTTTCTTAAACACTGCTCCATATTGCCTTAGTTTAGCTTTAAGCCTGTCTACATTTTTGTAGCCAATGACTATTGGTATTTTAAATCCGTTAACTTCCATATTTTTTGTGATAATATAGTTATCCCAAAATGCTTTTTTACTAATATTCCAACCTAGTAATTTACATTGACTATAAAGTTCTTCATACTTTCCACTACATGGAGTTCCTGATAATAAAATTACATTTTTAGGTTTCATCTTTAATATGAATTTAGTTCTTTTAGAAGTTTCGTTTTTTATATAACTAGATTCATCTAAAATTAATGTAAAATCTTTTAAATTTAGTAACTCTGGTCTTCTCCAAACCAAATCATAATTTATTATGACTATTGATTTATCTGGTATCTCTCTTGACTTAGAATAAATTAATACATTATACTGTGAGTAGTAAGTTTTAAAGTGCTCATACCAATCTTGTAACTTTGATTTTTGGCAGACTATCAAATTTACATTGGCATTGAGTACTTTCATTTTTTCTGAACCTATAAAAGTCTTACCAAGTCCCATGTCATAATAGTAAGCTACCCTGTTATGATCCTTAGTTAGTTCTATAGCTTCTATTTGATGTTCCATTAATTTAACTTCCAAAATTACCTCCATTATCTAAGCTAATCGCATTACTATTTTTTAATAATTTTTGTTTTAATTTTTCTTCATTCTTTTCGAACCAAAACGGACTTATAATTTTCTTAGAATTCTTTTTAAAAAATCTATTTCTCTTTTTCTTCAAAATATTTACCTCCTAATTCTTCCTTGTATTTCTCTTTAGCTTTTCTTAGTGCAGCATTAAACTCTAAATTTTCTTTTAAAACTAAGATTTCTACTTCCTTTGAAATTTTTAAATAAACATTTATTTTTCCCATATCTACCTCCTTAAACTAATCTTTTTACATGTTTTTATGTGATAGAACTCATAATAGTCAGCCCCTTTATTTATTAATAAAAATTCATTTGGATCTAAATTTTCTTTCTTTAAAAATTTAATTTCATTTTCAGATAATTCTTTACACTTTCTTAGCATTATTAACACCTCATCAAAGCTCTTTTGTAATTTTCACATATTTCAACAAACTCTTTTTGACTTGTCCTCTTTCCATAAGTAAGTCTATTAATTTTAATATCTCTGTCTACCTCAACAATAAATTCCTTAAAATTGTCTTCTCCTAAAGAATTTTTTAAGTCTTTTAAATAATTTATTAGCATCTTTAACCCTCCTATCTAATTAAAATTTTAAATTTACCAATAATTTATTAAGTAAACTATTATGCTTTAAAAGGCATTCGCCTTACTCATCTTGAAGTTCTTCCGCATTTTTAGGGAAAATTTCTTCGTTATCTTTGTATTTGTCATACAAATTTAGTAACACATCAGTCACTAATTTTGTGGTTTCATATGTTTTCTCACAAATAATATTGAAATACATTTATAATCACCTTTTTTTTATTATCACTTTATCTTATGTTAGAAAAATAATTCAGTTACACTTTTATTAAGATGCTTGGCCAACTTTTCCATAACTGATTTACTTGGATTTGTTTTTTGTTCATTTTCCAAATTTGAAATATAAGTAGGTGACAATCCTGTTTTTTCTGCTAAATCATAAATACTTAATTTCAATTCTTGTCTAGTAATTTTTAATTTATTTCCCATTTTTCAACCCCCCTTTCCGTATCCTGTAAGAATATAGTATCATTCTCTGTCAGAGAACACAACGCTTTTGTATTCTGCTAGCGAACAATTACAAGAAATTACCGTACTCTCTCAGAATATATCTCTTTTTTTCTTTATTTTACTATTGACTTTATATTCTATCGGAATATAAAATATATTCTATGAGAATACATTTTTGTATTTATAAGAATACTATTAATGAAAGGAAGTGATTTTATAATGTTAGGTAAAAATTTGAAATTAATTAGAGAATCAAAAAAAATAGGAGTGAATGAATTAGCAAGGCTTAGTGGAGTTAGTGCTGGATATATAAGTGCTTTAGAACGTGATGAAAAGAAAAATCCATCATTAACTACATTAGGAAAGTTAGCTGATGCACTTGAAATAAATATTGAAGATATTATGAAAAGTGAACCAATTACAAAGGATGATTTAGATAATTGGGATAAGCAATCCAAACAAATAAAAGAAGAAGAATTTTTATTTGAAACTGGTGAATTTAAAACTCCTGAAGCTGCTATGAAATTTATATTAAAACAACCTACTATAATGGGATTTGGCGGATTTGATATTGATAAACTTACTAATGAAGAAATAATAGAATTTGCTAATGAATTACTAAGTCAACTTAAATTACTTGGTTTAAAATATAGAAAATAGAGGATGCTTTATGAATCATATATGGATAGACAACATTATCGCAGGCCTTATAGATACGTATAATACAAATGACGTATTTGAATTATTAGACTGTTTAAATATACGCATCTATAAAATTGATTCTAATAATATCATGATAAAAAATAATGATAGTTTATATTATAGAGATTATTTAAATAATGAAGTAATTTTTATTAGAAATGATATACCAAGTAATTTAGAGAAATTTATTTTATTACATGAATTAGGTCATGCTTTACTTCATACTGATATTTATCAAGCAGCTTTTAATAGAAAATTTATTAATACTGGAAAACTTGAAAAACAAGCAAACTATTTTGCATTTAAACTTATGAATATAAATTTTGATCATATTGATCTAGATGGTTTAACAATAGAGCAAATATCTTGCATATTAGGATTACCATGTAATCAATTATTTGAATTTATAAACTTAAAAGAGGTGATAACTTGAAAAAAGTTGCAATTTACTCACGTAAATCTAGAGAAACTGATAAAGGTGAATCTATTAATAATCAAATTCAAATGTGCAAGAACTATTTTTTAAATAAAGATGGTGATTATGAATTCGAAGTCTTTCAAGATGAAGGATTTAGTGGTGGTAATACCAATAGACCTCAATTTCAAAGAATGATGATGCTCGCTAAAAATAAGAAATTTGATATTATTGCTTGCTATAAAATAGATAGAATTGCTAGAAATATAGTTGATTTCATGAATACTTATGATATTTTAGAAAAGCATAATGTTCGTCTAGTTTCTATTACTGAAGGATTTGATCCATCAACCCCGGTGGGCATGATGATGATGACTATAATGGCTGGTTTTGCAGAAATGGAACGTATGAACATTGCTCAACGTATTAAAGATAATATGCTTGAATTAGCTAAATTAGGTCGTTGGAGTGGTGGTACTCCACCTACTGGCTATAGATCTGTAAAAATTACCGAAGGTTCGAAAAAAAGAGTTTACCTTGAGGTTATTCCTGAGAAAAAATATATTATCGAAAAAATCTTTAATTTAGCTTCAGAAGGATATACTTTATCATCCATTTCTAAAATGTTAAATATTCCTAGTAAAACTATACAAAATATAATAAGAAACCCTGTTTATTGTAAAAGTGATGAAAAGTCAAAGTTATATTTAGAAAAGTTTGGTTATACTGTTATGGGAGAATTAAACGGAAAAGGATATTTACCCTATAACAGACGTCCTCGTAAAAAAGATGGGAAGAAAGAATATAATTTTAAAGACATGTTAGTAACTGTTTCGATTCATGAAGGAATTATTGATTCTAAAACTTGGGTAAAAGCTAATTTAGAATTAGATAGTAGAGCTATAGAAGCTAGACCAAGAACTTCTCAAAAAACTTTTTTAGCACATTTAGTTAAATGTAAATGTGGAAGTGGAATGTTTGTAAATGCAGGTTCGAGACCAAATAAAAATGGAATAGTTAAATACTACTTTCAATGTTCCGCTAAAAAGTACAATCCCGGCAGTTGTGATGCCAAAAGAATAGAGATTTCAAAATTAGAATCTGATATATTAGAATTATTAAAGGGATTTGCAGAAAATGAAACTTCTTTCAGTAGATATTTATATTCTAATACATTAAATGAATATGATATTGATAAAGAAATTGAAAATATTAAGTCCATAATAAAAAAGTATAATAAAGACATTGAGAGTTTAACCAATAAATTAATATTACTTAATGATAATGCTGCAATAATAGTGGCTGATAAAATAAATTCAATTTCTAATGAAATTAGTAAACAAAATGAAATTTTACTAAAACTAGAAACTAAAAAACTTAATGATAAAAAAAATGTTAAAGATGCTAGAATTTTAAGAAAAGGAATTATTTCTCTTTTATTAGCTTGGGATAAACTTTCCATGGAAGATAAACAAATTTCAATAAGACAGATAATTAAAAAAATTCAATGGTTAGGAGAAGATAATTTTAAAATATATTTTAATATATAATTCTATGGAATTTTAGATGTAGTGCAACACCAGCCCAACCGCCACCAACAATTATAACCTTAATCATATCAATCTTCTCCCTTCAAATACATTTCTTGGATCAGTTTGAAGTTTGCAAAGACGTTTTACCCTTCTTCCTGCAAACCTAA